CAGACATATCAGCTTCAATAGCTTCGGGTACTATAACGGTCGATGCAAAAGAAAAAACCTATGGAACAGCACCACTCGTCGTCTCTACAACCGACGTTTCGAATCTCGTATTCTCCAATCTCATAACAGGTGCACAGATCGTTATACCTATACTCGCGAGTGGAGGTGACATAAACATTTCATCCACCATGACGAACGTCAACTTTTATTCCATGACATCTAATGTTTCGGTCACCCAAGATAAACACGCACTCATGACCCTATCGAACCTTTACGGGAACATTTATATGAATGCAATCGGGTTTTCGTAATTTAAAAAAATAAAACCTTACTATAATATAAAATATGTCTGGAGGTATTGCTCAACTCGTTGCTATAGGTGCCCAAGATGCGCACCTCGTCGGTCAGCCCGAAGTTTCATTCTTTAGATCTAACTATAAACGTCACACGAATTTCGCCCAAACTGTCGAAAGACAAGTTATCCAGGGCAACCCAAGTGCCAATGGTATGTCCACCGTCCGCTTCGAAAGAAAGGGGGACATGCTTGGGTATGTCTACATTGCTAACAGAGCCGGCAACATTACCGATTGGTCTGATCGTATTTCGAAAGTTGAACTCTTAATAGGTGGTCAAGTTATTGACGAACAAGATTATACATTTTCCGCATTACACGCAGAAAGAGTTGTATCCCAAACAGCTTCTAAAGCTAGACTGGAACCATTCGTACCAAAAAGTTTTTATCCACTCCGATTTTCGTTCTGTGAAGACGCTCAGTCGGCTTTACCATTGGTCGCACTCCAATACCACGATGTTGAATTACGAATTACATGGGGTAGTAACACTACATCTGATGCGGAAGTTTATGCCCAATTCATTCACCTCGATACGGATGAGCGTACCGCTTTGTCTTCCGCACCACAAAATATGCTCATTACTCAAGTTCAAAAAGTCATTCCTTCGAATTCCAAAATACAAGAATTACCATTTAATCACCCAATAAAATACTTAGTTTCCACAACTTCTACTGATATGGCAGACACTTCAGATAGAACAAAACTCAAACTCCAAATAAACGGTGTAGATGTAGGAGATTATAAAACTGTCGTACCACACTTTGTAGAAACCCCATTCTGGTATCACACAGATTATGGGTATTGTACAGCTGAAATTCATTCTACAATTCTCTTACCATTTTGTCTCAATACAGCTAAGCTCCAACCAACCGGGTCCCTCAACTTCAGTAGACTCGATTCGGCGAGAATCGTTTCCGATAACAAAAACTTCGATAAGACTTTATACGCCGTCAACTACAACGTCCTTCGCATAGAAAACGGTATGGGTGGTTTGATGTATTCTAACTAATTTAACTTAATTTAATTTAGCCACTTATTATAAATGTTTTGGCAACTCATTTTTTTAACAGCTTTCGTTTTTATAATAACGTACGATCCAAAATCAGGTACTTTGAATCACCTCGTCGACTCTAAACAACAACCAGCTCAAAATGCAGAGTGTAAAGAGGGACACTACCAGGAGATTCAATTTGCTCAACAGGGATACGAGTGCCCCCAAGAAAAACGTGTTCATATGGGTGCGATTATATCAACTTAAAAACATGATTTATACTTTTAGTATAATATGTTCACTTTCGATAGAGAAACCGGTATAATAGTCGCTGTTATAGTATGTGTAATTGCATCAGTTTACATGTATAAAGAACTCAAAACAGCTAAAAAGGACCTCGAAGAAGTTAAAGGGTTCAACGGAAAACTCACAAGTTTTTTATCCAGACCACCACAACCTCCTCAACCTACACAAACAGTCTCTTTTTGTAAAAAAGAAGACGTAAAAGAAACCCAAGACGAAGAAAAAATTGAAGAAATTGAAGTTAGTGAAGAAGATTCCCTAAAATAATCATCTCGCTCAATTATAACTTGCTAATGAGCAATGAAAAAATACAAAGCTATAGCTATTCCTGTAACGTTTACGGGTGATAAACCCAAGTTTCTCACTGTCCGGGATCGACGCTTCAAAGATTGGATATTCGTCACCGGAGGGTGCAGGCGAAGAGAAATACCCAACCCCTTAAGGACCGCTTTGAGAGAACTCGAAGAAGAAACCAGGGGGGTCGTTTCTCTCAAAAAAGGAGAATACACAGACTATAAGTTTACGGTAAAAGAGAGTCCGGGTGTTGAACTCGAGTATAACGTGTTCGTCTTCTTTGTAAACTACACAAACCAAGAACAAATCGAACTCGTTCGAAAATTTAACGAAGAAAAACAAAAAACAAATATGAAAAAACTACAAAAACAACCCATCAAGAGAACACACGATGAAAACGATTTTATGAGTTTCGAAACACTCACGGAGTTTAATACGAAAAAAACAATGGGATAGAATAGTTAAAAACATCCTGAATAACCCGGAATTTTAC